TATGACTCTTGACGAGTTATTATTGGAATGGTCATATAGATCAGATAAGGGTTATCCGGATATGGATAACCCCTCTGACATTTCTCTTTTAAAAGAAATATTAGAACAACTAGATTTACCTACTGACGATATTTTAGATAAAATGTCATATGCCAATAAAGATGGTAAATCAGGTATAACAGGATTAGAACCAGGGATAGATAGTCCTGAAGAACCAACAACACCAACCCCCTCTACACCCGAAATTCCTACAGAACCAGAACCAGAACCAGAACCAGAACCTGAATCTGGATTAAATACTTATGATAAAGTTATTAAAAAAGCTTTAGAAGCTGCTGGAAAATGGGAAGGATCAATGCCTATTCCAAAAGGTAATTATAAATGGCTAGGAGAATTTGGGGGGACTTTTAATGAACAAGTATCTAATACAGATATGAAGTTATGGACTTTAATGTTTCCTTTAGCCCCCCCTAAAAAAGGAGATCCTGATTCTAGTTCTAAGGGAGTAGGAAATGGAGAATTAGCTTTATATTGGTTATATAAATATTCAGGAGTTGTTAATGTAGAAGAAGGTAGAGAGGGAGATAATCCTGATTTAGAATTTGGAGGTGTAGGAGTAGAAGTAAAAGCATATGATTCTCACACAGGAAAAGCAGGTTTAGGTCGTTTTGGGCAAGATACAAAACAATTAAAATTATTAGGAATGATTTTTGGAATTAATGCTTTAGTTGAAGGTTTTAGAGAAAAAGATCCAGGAAAAAAATGGGCCCCTAAAGATAGAAATCCTTTAACATGGAAGGGAAGTGATTTAATTGATGCCTTTAAAGTAGTAGAACAATTTCATAATGTAGATATTGGTCAGCTAGCAGAAATATATCCCTTATTTGAAGAAATTGCAACAAATATGAAATGGATGGAAGAAACTTTAGGAGGATGGAAAAATGCAGAAGAAGGAGCTAGAAAAATGGCTAGAGAATTTGTTTTACCTAAATTAGGAAGAAAACCAAGAGATGGAGGTTATTTAGCTAATGTAATGAAAAATGGGGATATGAGATTTTTTAATATTGATTTGGAAAAAATTATAACAAGAGAAGACGCTATAAATCATATAAGTACTAGTCAGGGTAATATGAAAATTAATTACCAAGAAATATTTGGAAATAATTAATAAAAAACTTGGTTTCCCTAAATATTAGTACTATCCTACAACTGTAGGGGTTTTAAGGTGAACGCGGACCGCAACACCGACACAATGACACAATACAATCCGAAAAATATAGAAGAAACACTGAAGCGGATGGAAAAAGCCGATGAGTTGAAAGGCATACACCGCTCCGGTACTAATATAATGTCATTTTTTGATGATAATGATCAAGAACACGAATTACAAAAACAACAATCATCAGCAGAAGTTAAAAAAGATGAATATCTTAAAAGTGTTGAATTATTAAAAACACTTATCCAAGAAAAGGGTACCAAAGATGATTTAACGCGTACAACAGCAATAGGTCTTCTAATAGAAACAACAGACTTCCTCAACATACCACCAGATCGTAAAAAAATGTTAAAAGATAATATGGTTTGGTGTAATTTACAATACGAAAAATACACAGATGAAAATTAGAGACATTGAAAAATGGCAAAATGATTATTATCCTACAAAGGAAAAAATTAAAAGAACAAAACCCCGTAAAAAAGATTTGGATATACCAAAAAAGGGTACTACAATTAAACAAAATAAAAAACAATAAATATGGCATTTGAAGGACAAGCACAAACAGCATTAGAAAGATTAGATGAATCTTTGGCAAAATTAAGAATTTTAATTAAAAGAGGTGACCAAACAGGGGCTCTTAATTTTATGGAACAAGGAGAATTAAAAGATCGTTATGAGGAATTACAAAATATGATAAATATATCAGGAACCAGTGGTTTAGGAGCTAGAGGAACATCAAACACAGGGACTCTTTAATATGTTAACAGCAGAAAAAATCCAATCAAATTGGAACCGTTATGTAAGTGTAATAGAATCATCTCTATCTAAGGAAAGAACAGACATACTATTACCATTTTTAGACAAATATAAAGAAAGAATGATGATGATGCCAGCGTCAGCTAAAAATTGGCACCATTCAGCATTTGCAGGTGGTTATACTGACCATGTTTTGCGTGTATTTGATTGTGTTAATTCGTTGTATAAAACGTGGGTAGACATGGGAGGTGACGTTTCCACATACTCTGTCGAAGAAATGCATTTCGCAGCATTATTCCATGATTTGGGCAAGATGGGCCAACAAGAAGGCGAGTATTATCAACCAAACGATTCACAATGGCATGTTGAAAAATTAGGACAAGTTTATAAATTCAACACTGCAATTCCAGCAATGAAAACACCAGAACGTTCATTATTTATCCTACAGGAAATTGGATGTAAAGTTACTCAAAACGAGTATATTACAATTAAAATCCATGATGGTTTATATGACGAGTCAAATAAGTTTTATTTTATGTCTGGTCAAAAAGAAACTAGATTAAGAACACATTTACCATTATTAATGCATCAAGCAGATCATATGGCAGCTCAAATTGAATTTGAGTTATGGAATAATTCAGCTAATCCTACATCTAAACCAGCAAACGCTTCTAAAGGTGATAAGACACTTAGAGCAGCTAAAAAAGTCAACGCAGCAAATAACCCGAATCTAGCAACGGCAACATTAGATGTTATAGATTCATTTTTTAAAGATTAATTATGATAACATTAAGTATAATATTAACAGTAGTTGTAGTTTCTTCTTTTTTTATTATTAGAAATTTAATAAAGAAAAACGAAAACCAAGAAGATGTAATAAAAGAATATGAAGATTTCATTACTAAACAAAGTGAAGCTATTAATACTTGTGATGAAAGATTAAAAGAAATTGATGATAGAGGTATATTTTATTCTGATGATGAGATAGGTTGGTTTTTTAAAGAATTACAAAAAATACAAGAAGCTCTAAACGAGTTTACAATTAAATAAAATAGTAAAAACCACATGTCAAACAAACTTAAGTATGCCCCTACTCCTCCCCCCGAGCCAGTAGTTGTTGAGTCCCTTGAACCAGGACCTAAAAAACGTGGAAGAAAAAGAACCAAAAAACAATATTTCACACCAGATACAGATTTAGCCATCGCTGAATATTTGGCAACTTCCAATCAAGATGAAAGAGACGATATATTTGCTACAAGAATACATTATCCTTTCTATAAATTAGCTGAAAACTTAATTCACACATTTAAATTTTATTACACAGAAGTAGATGATTTAGAAGATTTAAAACATGAAGTAATTTGTTTTCTCCTAGAAAAATTAGATTATTTTAAACCAGAAAAGGGCTCAAAAGCATTTAGTTATTTTTCAATTGTAGGTAAAAATTACCTTATATTATATAATAATACTAATTACACAAAGAAAAAACAAAAAGTAGACGTTTTAAAAGCAGATGAGGATGATGGAGTTTTACATCAATTAGGTAGGGAGGGCCGTAAACAAGAAATAAAAGACTTTATAGATCATTTTACAGAATATATAGATAAACATATGTTTACTATGTTTAAAAAAGATAAAGATAGAAGAGTTTGTGATGCTATAAATATACTTTTTAAACGTAGAGAAAATTTAGAAATTTTTAATAAGAAAGCTCTTTACATTTATATAAGAGAAATGACTCAAGTAGATACTCCAGTTATTACTAAAGTTACAAAAAAACTAAAAATACTCTATAAAAAGCTTTATGAAGAATATATAGAGAAGGGATATATAAGAGTCTAAAACCCCCATATTTATAACAAAACAATATGGATTCATTAGATCAAATATTATTCGATGATAAATCTTTTGGAGATTTATTAAAAGAAATTCACGGTAATCAGAAGAAAAAGGCAACCCAAATTGCTTCTATGATTGCGGAATTACGTCCTTTGATTCAATCTTTGGGCGATGCTACTGTTGTAGTACCCCTAATTAAAGAATATATGGAAATAAGCGTTAAAAATGATGACCATCTAATTAAGATGGCTGCTATTGTACAACGTTTGTCTACGGGAGGAGCTAGCTCAGGAGACGGTGGTACCCTATCAGCTGAAGAAATGGATCAATTAATGGATGTAGCTGAAGAAATAGCAAAAACAGTTGAAAAACCAAAGCAAATAGAACCACCTAAAGAATCATAAAATGGCTGAACAAATTGCTGTAAGAGTTAAAGATATTATTCTAAATATAGAACACCCTAAAGCTATTGAATTAGGGGGGTATGATGCTATAGGAACTATATTTTTTACTAGATTAGATGAAAACATTCCTTTAGAAAAAAATTGGACTAATATTACAAACACAGCGCGTCCCTTATTTTCATTTTTAAAAAACTATCCTCTAATAAATGAAATAGTATTAATTTTATCTTCTTATGATAAAGGCATATACCAAACAGGAGGCTCTACTAATTATTATTTTCCTAATTTAAATATATGGAATCACCCACACCATAATGCTCTCCCTACTACAAAAGGACTATTAGATGATGCATCCAAACAAGATTATGAACAAACCCAAAATGGGATAGTAGTAAGACAAGTAGAAGATGGAAGTACAGA